CAAGGACCATTTCACCTTCATACAAAGCAATATTATCCATGTTCTCAAAATATCTCTGAACCTCTGCCAGTTCTCTTTTGGCTGGTTTACTCAAAGACGTAAATGTTTTTAAGTTCTGTTTGTTTCTTGATATTGCTTCCTGCAAGCCAACAGCATGTCTGTAACTTCCTAATCCATAAATTTGTTTTGAATAATCAGCCAGTTTATCAATATATTTTGGGTCTTTTGGGTTAAGCATTAATACTTTGAATTTTATATCATTGACAAGTTTATTTTCTTTATCTGTTAAAATCTTATGCTCTCTTACTGCAAAAGCACGATTCATTTCTTTTAAACCCTGTCTTGTCTTTGCATCAATATATTCTTTGCCATTAGTCATTTTAGGCATTAATTCAAATTCATCTATCTGTTTATCAGATAATTCACCTTTACTCATTTTCGCAATAGCATCATTCAGAAAGTTATACTGATATTCATATTCTGCTTTCATCTTATGACTCATTATCTTATCCCACTCTCTTACTAAAGCATCTTTGACTTTCTGTTTAGATGTTTCATCACCAATAGTATTTGGCATTTCTCCAAGTTCGAGTTTCCTGGGGTCAGTATTATTTATATCTGCATTCATGGCTGAAATATATTCATTCTGCCATATTGCATTATTTGAATTCTTTAAATAATAATCAAGCTTACCTGCATAGTTAGGACTCTTACAAAGTTCTTTAGCCGCATATTCAGCTTCTACACGATTATTATTCTGAATTGCATTATTATATCTGTTAAGCCAACTTTCATCTGTTTTCTGCACATAAAGTTTTCCACGTTCTTTTATATTTGAAACTTCCTGCTGGGTATACTTGCGATTTGCCATCTGCTGTAAAATTCTATATTCAACATCATTCAAGTTTCTGCTTTGTTTTATTTCAAATAATGCTGTTTCGTGATGATTCTTTAAATCTTTTCCATATAAGCCAGGGTCGTAAGCACCAGTATTAGGGTCAGTAAGGTTTTCTCTTTTCTGCTGTTCTGCCATAAAGTTTGCATTGCTGATTTCATATTCATTAAACGCATCCATAGCATTTGCTTTTTCTTCTCTTGCTTTTTCTTCAGCCAGTTCAGCAGATAATCTAGCACCAAAGTTTGAAATCTGCTGTCCAACCTGTTTTCCAGCAGTAGCAATCTGTCCAGCACTACTGATAGCCTGTTCAAACATAGGGTCTGCCTGATGTATATTCATAGTCGGTGCCATCTGCCTTGCCTGAGGCACACTGCCGACTTTAATATTTGCTCTTACTCTAGGTATAACTGGCATAATTTTTCTCCTAAATATAAAAACCTTGCGTTGCTTTTTGTGCTGTTGAATAGCCCTGAAGACCTTGACCTACTTTACCTGCAGCACCACCACGTCCAAAACTACCACCCCATTTTGGAGCAAGTAAAGAAGTTGCCGCACTTATTTCTCCAGATTCCCAAATACTCTTAGCACGATAATTAGCCATTTCTCTTGCCATATTTCCCTGATATTGAGAACCCATAGCAGAAGCACCAGCCTGCATAGCTGTTAGTTTATGCTCTCTGGCTCTCATTTCTCCTTGATGAAGAATATCAAGTTCCATGAGTTTCATTTCCTGCAACTGGTCTTCTTCTGTAAGAATAGCACTGCCACTGAATGTTCCACCAGTTTTCATTTGAGCGGCTTCCTGTCTTGCAAGCATTTCTTTATTAACTCTTTTCTGTCTTTCAGATTCGTTTTTAGCATTTTGCAATTCAACTTTTGCATTTTGATTAGCCGCAGTCTGCTGGTTTTCAGCTACCCTTGCATTATAATTAGCCATTGCCTGTTGTGCTTTCCCCTGCGCTCTTGCTTGTTTAGCTTGCTGACTAGCCGCATAAAGACTTGTTGAAACCGAAACGGCTGTACCGACTACTGTTGCTATTATACCTCCTAATCCCATATCAATCTCCTTGCTGAATATTTTTAATTAAATGTGTTACATTTTTAATCGTCTGATTCCATCCAAGCTTTTCATAAATTTTTGTTATTCCGCTTGAAGGACTTCCTGAAAACATAATATATTTTTCTTCAAGCCTAGAACATTCTTCAAGAACAGATAAAATACTTTGTATTACTTCAACTTTTTTTCTTGATGATAATTCAGGGTTTACAAGCATCCACTCTAAAACGCTTACTGGTGTTTCATTGTCAAGATATAAAAAACCACACCCATACTTATTTCCATCTTTGTCTATAATAACTGTTCCTACTCCCGGTAGACAATCATTATGCGGTATTGCAGTACCTAAACGCATAGCCCAATTTTTAATAGTCTCATAATCTTCTTCAAACTTGTACATTTTTGAAAACAATTCCATCGTTCCTTCCTTTCGATTAATTGTAAGTGTTTATCCAAACCTGCATAAGCAATACTGTCATAGGATATACTGTATCATTTTCCAGTATAACATCTGCATGTCTGTCAAAACCATCCTTAAATGACACTTCTTTATAATCACTCACCAAGACAGGTGAACTATCCATAATATATCCGTCCTGATGCCAATTCATAATCATTTCTTCACCATCATTGGATTTTACTGTACATCCTATAGTTTCATAAAATCTCACTGACACCCTTGAAATACGCTTTGTTCTTCCCTGACTTGCACCATCTGCAAGTTCTGCTTCATAACTCATAGGCTGTAATACGGATTCAACAGGCAGTCCACATAAAATAACTTCACCATAATTATTAAAATCTATAGTACCACTACCACCACATTCTTCCGTAGTAACATCAACACGACCGTCTGATATAGCTTTAAGTTTTTTTCCACCCCAAGGGGCTTGTATTGTAATTGAGTCATTTACTTTAGAAAGAATAGTATAATAAAAATTATAAACTCCTGTAAAATAATCTGTACCTGCTTCATTTTTTAATTTAAACACAGAACCTGAAACATCTGAAACAGTAAATATCTGTCCATAAAAACTTTCAATTCCATCAAAATTTATATCTTCAATACATTTAACTTTATCTCCATTTGAAAATGGATGCCCTGAAATATCAAAAGTAAATGGTGTGGAATCTGTCTGTTGGTCTAATACCTGTACTCTTTCATCATCATCAACCTGCACAGCATAATCCAAAAACCAAGCATAACTCATATTTTGGTGTGGCGTAGTTAATTGAGGAATACCATTAAAAGAATCACCATTGTATTCATCATATGTTTCATCATAATTAAAATCTGCCATCCTGCATAAATACGTTCTCCAGACACCACTATAAAGGGTTTTTCCTGCAAGCCAAAATTCATCATTATTATCAGACCCCGGAATAACAGCAATACTTAACATATAAAAATCTGTTATTTCATGTTTATGCCACGCATATACTTCCTGTTCTCTTTCATATGTGAAACCTGTCCATGTTCCATTTTCAAGCAGAACCCATAATATAGGATGAGGATTATGCATAAATGCCATTTCTTTAATTCCGCTTTCCGTAATATGCTCTGAAACAGCAGTCAGGTCATTACTTACATATCGTTCTTCCTGCCAGTTATAACCCATTTCTCTGATTTTTCTTGCACCCCTCTGAACATAAATAACTGATGTATTTATTAATAGTGGCTGAATATACTCTGAACCAAAATTAGATTGTCTGCTACCTTTTATATTGGTTGGACTCATTGCTTCATCAAGTTTACTTGCTCCCAAGGTCCATTCATCACCATCAGTTCCTATAAGCAAAACCTTTCCACTTACAAGCCAGTTTATTTTATAAACTTTTTCAGAACTGATTGTGTAAATAATAGCATCTGTATCCAATACTCCGGTTGTAAGATTTTCATAGTCATTAATCTTTGAAGTCCATATTGTATTGGGTTTAAGTTCGTTACCACCTAAACATAATCTTTCATCATATATTGTAACTGCTCTTGGATACCCATATAATTTTGTATCTCCACCCCATGCTCCCATTGACCAAGAACTAATAAATTCTTCAGAACCACTTCCTTTATTATATTCAACTAAAGTATCCTGCATTATTTGCACTTCAGCATAAAGTGGAGTTGCACTATAATTATTAATTATTTTGATAATATAATGGTAATATGGTTCATCGACACTTAAATCAAAAGTAACTGCACCAGAAGTATGTGTAAGATTTAATCTGTATAAAACGCCGTCTACTTCTTCTGTTCCATTATCTTCATAATTTGCATCATTTGTTGATGAATAATGTCTATAATTAACCCAATTGCTACCATTATCATAACTCCTTTGCAAGTCTAATTCACCTGTCCATGTTCCATGTGTTGTTAAACTCCATTCACCTTTTACATTAATAGTACTTGAGGTTGTTGTGCCAGCATTTAATTTTTCAGATAAATTAGAATCTTTTCTAGGAACTTTCATTAATACATATAAACCATTATATGATGATGAAATTGTTGAAGCTTGACTTGTGTTTAATTGAACTATAGAACCTTTAGGAAAAACATTATCGCTTGGTATAGCACCTGCTACAGTCCAAGGAGCATTTGCATCACTAGGTACACCATAATCTTCATATTCACTAATATCTCTATCAGCAGTATACATAGTACCAAGATAACTTACATAAGCACCTGTCCAATATTGTGTATCAGGAAACCATCTTCCCGGTGCGCCAGCATTTAAACATAAAGCAATTTTATCATCAAAATCTACATTTTCATCTTGAAATGCCTGATATGTAAAATCAACCTTTTCCAAAGTAAAAGAAGTAGCACCTGAAGAAGAAAGTTTATGAACTTCATGGTCAGGATGAACAATATACATAACATCAATACTCTGGACATACTGAAGATTTTGAACTTCATCAGCATCCCCAGGTGTCCAAATTTGATATGGTAATCCATCTGTCCAGTATAAAGGAGAAGTATCAGGCTGGTTTCCTATCCCTGCCTGTATGCAATAATAATCAGTTCCACTGTATGTAACCCAATCCCCCGGTTTATAGCTTTCAGTTGCGCTATAAGCATCAGTAGCATTGCTTGCAACAATAGCACCATCATAATAGACACGAATATAATTTTCCCCAAATTCAAGAATATATGAAATGTCATTGCTTCTTGAAAAGGGAATCAGTTTGCTGAACTCGGAATTATTTGAACCATCTTTTTTTGCTTCACCGATATATTTAGTTCCGGGTCTTCTTGTAGCCGCTCCTTGAATTAAAGGAATCATATTAACCAACTGTTTGCAGGAGGAATTATATTTCTGCAAATCAGTTCTGCCATATGTAAGCGGAGAAAATTCTCCTGCATTAAAACTTTTTAAAGCTGGTGATGCCATATAAATTCCTCTATTTTGCGTTAGTTAAATTAACACCATATCCAGTACCAGCATAACGAGAAGAAATCCAATTGCTCTTGTCAACTCTCATAGGAGTTCCTTCTCTTGAATCAATACTTCTTGCTATCTTTTCTGCTTCTTGCAATTCCTCAAGCAGTAATCCTTTTATAGTATTAGTCTGAGTAAGAACAAAAGATAATTCAATTGCAAGATTTAAATAAAAAACCTTGACAACATGGGGAGATAATTTTGTCGGGTCATTGACATAACCGATATAAAGAATTTTCGCTTCATCAACATCAGTCAGAAGCAAATCTCCTTCTCTTACCCATTCATACCTTGCATCTTCCATTCTCTGAACCTGAAGACATTTAGGGTCATTAGGTAAGTTATATTGATGCGCCCACCCAAAAGCAGGTGTACTGCTGTCTTCTGAAAGCTGGGTGCGGAATAAAGCACAGTTCCAAGGACTAGAAGTAAGGACTTGTTCAAGAATAGGTTCATACAATAAAGCACACAATGATGCTTCTTTTGAACTGTCTGTAAGAGATGTTATGGTTTTATCTCCTACCCTGCGTAATGCTAAATTACATATAGATGTTTGACTTAGTGCCATAATATCTCCTTAAAAAAAGGCAGTACGGACTTGGTATAACCTCATCCGCAACTGCCATAACCGAAAGGAAGTTTAATTCTGTACGTATTTAACGAAACCGGAAATAGTTTTAGCGGCTGTAAATACATCACCAACAGCAAGAAGTGTCAGAACATTTTCTTTAGTGGTGAGATAACCTGCATTGGAATCAGCATTTGCCCATGAAGCAAAAGTGTCGCCAGTAGTTGCAGTTGCATCAACACCATCAAGGAAAAAGTCAACATCATCAGCAGTCGGTGTATCATCTTCGTAATAACCGTTGCCATCAGCACCAGCAATTCCCAAGTCCATTGTACCTGCGCCAAAAGCCGCCCAATACAATTCACCACCGATAATACGGCAGTTGGCAGGAATAATTGCCAATCCGATTTTGCTTCCAGCGGCAAGGTTACCAGTAGGAACAGTATAAGTAAAATACTTGATTCTTACTTTTCCACTGTCATCATAGGCTGGATTCATTACCGGAGGCTTTGCAACAACGTTATCCAGTTGGTCACTGTAATAGCTTAATAAATCTGTTTTCATTTTTTAAATCCTTTTTTTTGTATTAAAAGGGGTGATTAACACCCCTATTTTTATTTCTTATTTCCGATTACGGAGACTCATCACAAAGGATTTGAACCACTTTGTCTTCTTCCATACGAGTAGCACCACCACTCATGCAGGAATAAACATACATTGCAAAAGACTTATCAGGACGTTTTGCCATTTCAACCTGAATGTCTGCACCAAGACCAAGTTTGATACCAGATTCTGCAAATGCAAAGCATGTGCGAATATCAGTTGAAGCGTTATGAGCAAGTCTCTGAGTCCTTACAAATTCAAAGCCAAGGAAACTGTTTACAGTACCTTGAACCAAAGTCTGAACACTATTGTAGTCAGAACTGGTTACTTCAGTAGTTGCAAGCAAATCATCCTGCTGAACCTGACTCCAGGCAAACCACAATTTATTCAATGGGTTTTCTTCGTCAACTTCATTTACACCAAATTTGGATTTTGCTTTTCTTACTTTGGAAACAGTCAGACCTTCATTAGCACCACTCAAGTCAACAGCAATTTTCTGCGCTGTAGGAAGTGTAGTGGCTGTAGTTCCAGTATGTCCTGTATATGCAGTACCAGTAGCCGCTTCAATAATGAAATCATCCATCTGGCGACCAAGAGCATAAGCAAAAGCCTGAGCATATTTGGAAGTAGGGTCAATGAGCATTTTGAGTTTATCGAGTTTATCAATGTAATCACCGCAATGAAAATCCCTTGGGGTGCAAGAACGTCTTGCATGAGGAACTTCAGTAAACGGAGAATCACCATGACGAGAAGTTTTTTCTTCTGCTTCAACTTCACCAACTTGGTCAAAGAAAAATTTATCACCAGTTTTAGTTTCAACATCAACGCATTTGCGAAGTTTTGAACCCATCTGCTGAGACAACATTTCAAGGTTGTTGGTATAGTCTTCAACAAAAGCAACAGTAATTTGAGTAGACATAATATCTCCTGTTAAAGTTAATAGTTTTCTGTTTCTTTTGAAGATAGTCTGTCATAAGGCAGGTCTTCTGACTAAATTAATAATCAGGTTCTACTAGGTAGAATAGTCTGAACTATTAATTATTTTTACCATACATCTTTAAATTTGTCAAGTATTTTTTAAAAATATTCTGCAAAAAAAAAGGGGCTGAAAATTAATCCAGCCCCAAATACATATGGAAAGAATGCAATTATTTACTAAAACTCTGCATATACAGCATCACCATGAATTATCCGCATCAATTCAGACTTGCGTTTTATTTTCTGGTCATGCTCCGGGTCATGCTTATTAAACAACGCTTTATCTTTAAGCAGAGAATTATATTCATTCTGTGCCTGTTCTTTTGTCATACTCAAGTTTCCAGTACCTACACCTGCCAATTCCTTCTCTCCTACATTTGCGCCTATCTGTGATAGCAGACGGAAAAGAGTAGGGTTATTGTCAAGCCCAATAGATTTAATATCTTCAGCAACATTCCTTCCTGATATATCAGAAAATGCTTTAATTGCTTTCTGTGCTTGCTCAAGATTTGCATTCCACGAAGTGCTTCCTTCTTCTCCCCATTCTTTAGAAAGTTCTTCACGTTGCTGTTTGATAACCTCATTCATTTCAGACTGAGCAGATTGATTAGCAGTTGCCATCATATTGAAATATTCATTCTGAACGCCCTGTGCCTGTTCTTTGGTAAGATTATATTTCTTTGAGATGTTCTGAAACCAGTTAACCTGTTCCTGATTAAACTCCATATCTTCTGGAAAACCATCAGGTTTCTGTAATTGATATCCTTCTGCTGTTTCGGGTACTCCGAGTTTTTCATAAAACTCTTTCTTTGAAGCTTCATCTGGAAAATTTGTAGGGTCAAATGGTTTTCCTACCATACGCTTTGTATTAGAAAAAGATTTTGCAAGTCCTTCAAGTGTCTTGAAGTTTTTCAGCATTGTTCCTTCTTCTTTGGTAGAATCAAAACTTTCCCACCAATTATCCTTCAGTGTACCATCAGCATTGACAATATTGCTGTCTGCGGTGTTCTGAGATGGATTTACCTGCTGGGTAGGTGCAGGGTCGGGTTGACCGCTTTGCGGTGTCTGACTGCCCTCTGAAGGCAAAATAGAGGCATTTCCTGCATCTGCTGGACTTCCTTCTCCACCACCTGTATCGTCAGGTGCATCAAAAAACATTTTAAAGTATTTCATTTTATATTCCTTTCGTTATGGCAATTACTCATCATCACTGTGAACTTTATAAGGATACAATGAACCTTCCGATTTAGATGGGAACTGACTTATGATTTCTCGTTCCTTTTTAATTTTTGCTTCTTTACGCAATTTTTTTAATCTTGCTTCTTCCTGATTTTCCCTGAACTGCCATAAACGTTCTTCCGCAAAGTCTGGGAAATATTTTTCCAGCCATGAAATACATTCAGGAGTTTTAGTTCCACGCCAATCCATTGCAGGACATGGAGGAATTTTACCTGTTGCCATCGCTTCTTTGAATTGTTCTTCAGGAATACGGAATGGATTCTCTTTATCTTTACGTCTTACCAGCCGAGGGGGTTCTTCGGGTACTTCAAGAACATAAGTATTAGATTTATTTTCCAGTTCTTTTTCAAGGATACTGATTCTTTCATTTGCCCTTGCAAGTTCTTTTTCAGCCTCTGAAGCTTCAGGCATATTAATCGGGCGAGGCGCACTTTCTATTCTATCCGCATTCATTTCAAGCAACTGTTCAATCTGTTCCTGTTGTTTTTTTACCAGTTCAGCTAATTGATTTACTTCATTGCTTTCAGGCTGAGATGGGATTGCTTCTACTGAATCTTGTTTTAGAAGTTGTTCAGGCTTTACTTCGTTTACATCTGAGGTGGAAGGTAATTCAGTAGAAGCTTCTCCCAAAAGATTTTCGTTTCTTTTTGCTGTTGACAAGCCTAACCACTCAAGGTTATTATCAATGCAAAATTGTTTAGCATCAAGTTTCTTTTTTGCGATAAATTCAAATTTCTCGAAACCATCTTCCATGATGATACAATCTTTTTCTCTTGTAGCAATGTGTTCACCATTCCGAAAAAGTTTCATTCCTTCTGTTACAAATTCTGTTTTTACTTTAGGCATAATAATTCTCCTTTCAGTTAATTGTTTTCTGCATATAAATTTTCTACTTCTAGTTTATCATATCCATATGTGCCGTCTATCTTGACAAACTCTTTCCAGTTAAATCCTTTTAATAATTTCAACCAGATATGTTCATATGGATTATGAATAAGCATTCCCATCCCTCGTAAATGTTCAATAAGCAAATGCGTTCCGGGCATCTGATAGTTATAGTTCTCATCAATCTGTGGAAACGCATTGAACCTTATATAGTCAACACCTTCCCAAAAAGCCCATATCAGCATAAAACTTGCTGTAGATGTAAGACACCAAGAACCAAATTCTTTCTTTGCTCGTTTCATATCAAACACATGACAGTTCTTGACCCCGGGAATTTTATAAGTGGCTACTACGTTTTCGCAATGGTCATTATAAACCTGTTTCCAATCTCCTGTCCACCTGCCAATTTTCTGCATATTTGCAATATATTTTTTATCATCAGGCGGTTTATGTTTCTTATGAACTTGAAAAACATATTTCGGTTTAAAGATTGGGAAGGGAGGATGGACACCATAAACTCTTTCACAATAGAAATCATTCAATGTCCATATCTCCCCTTTCATCCCATTAAGGTCGGCTAAATCTTTAGCCAATCCAAGTATTGTTATACAACGCATAAACTTCCTTTCGGTTTAGGTTGACTTAGGTAGATGAAGCCATTAATCCATTTGTCTGCAATGCTGACAAAATAGCATTTACAGTTACACCAAGATTGTTGATTGCTCCGCTGATTTCAGTAGATGAATAAGCAAGTGCAGTACTGCTTAATGCAGTTGAACCGCTAACAGCTACAGAAGTGGAAGCGTCAGCAACTTTAGTTGCCTGTACAACAGGTGCAGTGGATTTATCGAAAAAGCCAAGTTTTGCACTTGTGTCTTTCTGCCACCCGATAACATTGGCATCATCACCGATAAGTTTATTAATACCTGTTCCAACAGATTTAATATCCATTCCAATGTTGACATCACCTGTTGAACCTGCATTTGCAGGACGAAGATAAGGGCTTGCTGATGTAGAGTTGTTCACTACATTAATTTCCCTTCCAGCGGCAGTTGACCCAGCAGTAAAAGTCATTACTTCATTTCCATTTGAATCTTTAATAGCAGTAATCAAACCACTGATTAAAGTAATGATGGAAGACAGAAGTGATTTTTTGGGTTCTCCTGTATTTGCATCTGTTACAATTACATACTGTGTCTGTGCTGGACTTGAGTTTACCTCAAGTTCTTTTATGCCTTTATAGGCAAGAGCTTTATCATCGTTCATAGTTTATTCTCCTTTTTCTTTTTGGTTGATTGTTTGACTTGTATTCTTCAAAAGCCCTGTACTTTCTATTATATTCTTTTGGTTTATATTTTCTGTACCATTCCATTACTTCTGGAGTTTTATCTCCATCATCTTCATTCTTTGGAGGGCATTTTGGAATACGTTGTTTCTTCGGAACTTTTACTTCTTCTGAAACAAACTGACCTTTTTCATTTCTTTTTGCCATTTGAATTTTCCTTATAATTCATTTGCGATTCCAAAGTCTTGGTAAACTTATGATTTATTCTGTCCATGATATACAATCCAACTGTTCTAGCACCTAACATTTTATTTGTTTCATTGTTATCTTTGCCAAAACATGAATTATACATATTGGTCATAATCATCAAGTCTGCCAAAACTGTTTTGCCTTCTTCGGTATTAAAGACATGAGCAAACAAATCATCCATTTGTTTTTGCCGTTCAAGCCTTAATTCCATTCCTTCCTTGCGGTTTTCATTTTCCATACATTAACCTCCTTTTTTATTGCATTCCCTGCATTAGTTGATTTACCATAGAATTAGGTTCAACATCTTTACTTGTTTTGCTTAAAGCATCTGCCATTGTAGGAAGTGCCTGCATAGCCTGTTGCTGTTGCATTTGCTGTTGTTTAGCCTGTTCAATTGCTTTCATTTCCTCCTGAGTCATAAGAAACTCTGAAGGTACACCTTTACGGACAGCAATACCACGAGCCATTCTCTGCCAATTGATATTGTCCATAATTTCTGGTTTAATTTCAGCAAACGGCTGTAACAGCATAAGTACTTCCTGTATAGCGGCTACATCAAGACTCTTTAAAGCAAGAGCCATTTTCCCGACATATTTAATTTCATAGTTCGGATTTTCTGCTAATGCTTCAGGTGGGTCAGGCAATGCTCCTTCTCTATCACAAATAGCATAAACTCTGTCAAGAATAGGTGTGATGATTTCTGATTGAACCCTAGCCATCATCGGAATAAACAATAAAAGCTTCTCTGCTACTCTTTCTGACACTTCTGTAGCAGTCATATTCCTTCTGTCCTGAAGTCTTTCAAACAAATCAGAATAAAAAGCTTCTTTAATTGCCTGTTCTTCTCTGTCCATCATTTCAAGAGTTATCGGAATATTTGCTTTAAGGTCGAAGGTTTGAGGTTTATTTTCATAATAACTGCTTCTGATAAAAATAGCATCACCTGCATTCATACTGATATCAGACACCACACCCTCATCTGGAAAAAGAATAGGTGGATCTGCCATCTTTTCAGCAGAACGAAGAACTGTATAACCCATTCTGTTTACCATTCTGACCCTTGGAAGACAAGTCATTCCCGGTCCACGCCCATAAACTTCGTCATTGGCTTTGGTAAACCTTCCGGCAATATAAGCCATTTCGTGATACCCACCTTCTTCAATAATATGTTTAGAATCAACTTCAACATATGTACTCATAACAGGTAAGTTATCTGATGTTATTCTGCCTTTGGTTATATCTGTTCTTGGTTGAACTGCATGAATTATTTCAATCTTTTTATCACAGTCTTTGTTTTTTGTTATTTTCTTTTTTGTTTCTTCTGACAGATTTTCAAAGCCGAACTTCTGAACCATCTGCCTTGGAGTCAAGGACAACTTATGGTATACAGTGTCAACCTCTCCGTCAGAATCTTCAGCCATTACAAAACTCTGAACAGGAATTGAATCAAACCTTAAAAATTTCTTTTTACCTTTCTCTACAAAAATACAGCAAGTTCCAAAAGCACCGAGGTCAAGGAAACTTTCATTCATCTGTAGGGTAAAATTAGAAGCATAAAGTTTTTCCAGAATAATTCTGCTTACATCCGAAAAATACAGATTGACTTCTTCGTTCTCTTTTTCCATTGCAGGGTCTGTTGTAGAAAACAAAAACCACTGCTCTTTAGGTGGACAAAGGAAACCGAACAATCCTGCCGCTAATTTATCATTAGCCTGTATAGCAGTATCATTTACAATATCATCATCTCTGCGTTGTCCTTCGGATTGTTGTTTGGTAATAGAATTTTTTAATGGCGTTACAAAGTCTGCAACATCCTGCCAGTATGACTCGGTTGTTGCTTTTTCTGCTTTCAGAGTATCATATCTCTGAATAATCATTTCAGCAGTAAGTTTATTAGCCATCGGTAATCTCCTATTCACCTAACAGTGTTTTCTTCTGATTAGTTCCTGTGGTCTGTTCCAGCATAGTTTTTTCTCTGCCACGCTGAAATTTTTTCTTTTCAAGTGCTTCTTTTCTCTGCTGGTCAACATCTTCATCTTTCTTTTCAGGTGCTGGGGCAGGCGGAGGCGGAGGTGATGGTGGGGCAGGTGTATCAGGAATACTTGGTCCACCACCCATAAAAAATTGGTTCTTATACCAACCATGCTCATTAATCAGTTTGTTCATTGCATTTTCTCCTTAATTAAATTCATAATTAAAATTATCGAAATCAACCTTATAGGCATCATACACTAATTGTTTAAGCTTCTTGCTGTAGTAAAAGGAATAATCCTTATGTTCAGTTTTATTCAGGTGGTCAAGTTTAAAATCATAACCATAATCTGAATTGAATTTGTTTAAGTCTTCGGCAAGATTTTCAAATCTGATGATATAATCCATTCTGATTTGTTTCTGATAAGAAATCCACCTTGTCTGTGAATTCCCATGAACAAAAGTTTTGTCATTAACTCTGTTGCAGTAATATTCAACAAACTCGTCAAAGGCTGGTTCTTTGTCAGAATAAACACGCCATACTTCAAACTTCTTTGCAAACTCAAAGGCTGAAACTAATCGTGCAAAAGGGTTTCTCACACAGCATACTTTTAAATAATTAAGTACCTCCATACCTAAAAAGTTTATTGCCATTTCCAAATTTACATGACTTGGATGAGCAAATCTCTGCCACCATGACAAAGCCGATAATTTTTTTTGTAAAACTTCCTCTCGGCTATGTATAATATTTTTTAAACCAAAACTTTCGTAAAGGCTTGTGCTTGCATTTTTTGGTATCCGTATGAATAGAATCATTTATTCAACTCACAGATATATCTACCGTTTTCAAAGAACTTAAACTCAAATCCAAACTCCTGATACATTCTTGCAATTCCTTTATATGGTGTGCTTACTTTTATTTTATAGCACAGAAAACTCTTGTTGTCAAGTATGAAACGTAACAGGTCTTTGATTGGTTTTTTAAATCTTACTGCATCATAGCCACGAAAACTGCATATATGAATGTTGCAGGAATTTTCTAAAAAATCTGTAAACCATACCCCACCGACTAATGAATATCTGTCAAACCCAAAGAAAAACCATGTATTGTCTTTGACAAAATTAGTAAAATCCTGCAAGTCCTGCATACTTCCATCAAAGAAAACTTTTTCCAGTTTTTTTTCCTCCACCATTTTCTGATAGAATAAATTGACATCCATATAACATGTCGGTGTGTTTTCAAACATTTCAAAGTGAGCGTTTTTGTCCATGTAAATAATTTTGTACCTTCTTTTTTTCTTTATGTTTTCCAAAGCTTTCCCTCATAGTTGGTTTATGTGTTGGCTTCTTATCAAGATAATTAAAGTTTATCTTCATATCGTGATAAGATTTCTCTGCATTAATCTGCGCTCTTGGCTGTGGTTTAATCTGTTTAAGTTCATAAGCCCTTGCAAGAGTCCTGAGTGCATCTGCTGTGTTGCTGGTATAATCATGGTCAGGCTGATTAGTGAACACTGGACGACCTTCTATTGAAAGTTTGTCGTTTTTCTTCCAATGGTACTGTCTTAGGCAATTCAATCCATATTCGCATTTCTTTTCATCAAAGAACATTCTCGGCATTAAGCTTCTAACAAGCTGTATATCATCTGTTACCTTGGAAGTTCTTTTAACTCTTTCAAAAAATAAACCAAACTTTTCAGCATTGCGCTGAATGGTAAGTCCATTTGATTCTCTTTTGCTTACATCCCAAGGTGCATAATGACCACCATAATAGTAGTTTTTCTTTTTTAGTTCTTCTGCGTAAAAATCCAGCCCTTTATTTGTATCTTCAAGATGGTCTACAATTGCGATAGCACCACCATAGAACTGAGCAAACCATATTGCCATAGCATTATCAATACCCAAATCCCAGAAAGTATAAACAGGTTCTTTAATATTGATTGGAAGAAAACCTATATGGTTCTTTTTTTCAATTTCCACAATATAGTTTGAATAAACACTCCCCTCCATACCATACTCAAAACTGCACCAGTATTCCTGCTGTGCCAGTTCCCATGTCATATCACCCATATCTATATCACGTTTTATTTCCTCAATAGAATAAGCCTGTGTATCATCTATGGTGAGTACTTCTGTATAGCATCGAGGGTCATTTTTGTGATTCTTTAAAAACTGGTGCATGTGATTATAACCCCTTGGCGTACCATTCAGCAGTTCCCACCCATCGTTTTCTCTGAGGATTGGTAGAATCAACTGTCTTGCTTTAGGGTTCTGTAAAGAAAATTCTGAAAATACACATCCCACCGGACCAGCACCGACAACATTCAACTGGTCAGTTCCTAGAAGTTGAAGGGCTGAATCATTGGCAAATGTTATCCTCATATCTCGTTCATTTGTTTTCTGTATGAAGTCAGCAGGTATACAGTCAAGGAACTTTCTTCCGTCTCTTGTCTTGCCATTCCATATAATTTTTCTGCAATCTTCAAGTGTTGGCAGATAATAATTGTAGTTGCCGACTCGTTTAGCGGCTTCTTTGGTAACGATATTAAGGAATGTCAGGTCTTTTCCTGCCCTACGGTAGTCAGTGCCAAACAGTCAACGCTTGCCTACAACCCTTATCTATGGCACGCATTAATTTTAATTGATACCACCTAGGATTAAATTTGTATGGAAACGTGATGTTCAGCATATATCACCCCCTTTCATTTTATTTAAATATTCTGTTATTTCTTTCATTCTTTCAGCATAAAATTTATTCTGTTTTCTTAATGTTTTTTTTCTTTCCATTTCTTTTTTAGTATTACAATTAAAACATAGAACTTGTAATCCTAATTGGAAATCTAGTCTATTTAATGCTTCATAAACTCTTGTTCCTGCTCCACCACCTTTTTGACTTACATTTAATTCTTCCCTATGTTTAGTTCCATTATTATTTATATGGTCAATACATAATACATCTATATCTTCTTCACCACAATATG